TGATTTACCGATACCCTGATTGCCCTCCAAGACCGGCATATACTGCATAGGGCAACCCGGCTTAAATACACGAGCGACCATCCCGATCATAAAAAACTTACCCACCAACTGCACATAACGCGTATTCTCGCAGCCCACGCATTCAGCTATAAAATACTCCAGCCGGTCGGTCTGATCCCAAGGTGGCAGCGACTGAAGCCAAACACGAGGAGGGTGAAAGAGATTCTTATTAGCCACCATCGACACCCCGGCCACAATCGTACTTTCAGAGCGCAGCAACAAATCACAGTTTTGCGCCAACCAAAGCCCCGTATCTAAATCGTCCTGCGTCTTCCACTCACCGGCGAGCAACCCGGTCGGCGCCGGTTTGGTCTTTTCAACCCGCATAGTGAATTCATTCCAGCCGATCACACCGGCCCAATCCGGATGCCTGGACAGAATTAAAAACACATTCTCCCGACAATCCTCAACGCCCCCACGTGGCCCACGCAACAAACCAATTTCCCAATCGGGGACCCACCGTCTTGAGCCTCCGCCTGCGCCAGCCGAATCCGGCGGCGGAGCATTATTAGCACTCCCATCGTCACGACCCGCTGACGCCAAGAGGCGCACATTAGCGCGCAAATACTGCCGTAAACTATCGCCCGATAAACCCTCATCAATCGCGTCAACAATATCCCAGCCGGATTTCTTTTCCCCAGGCGGTGCAATATTCACCATCCACACCCGGCAACCCATCGCTAAGCACTTAGCGGCAATCTTATTGCCTGCAATAACCCCAGGCTGCTTATCCTCAGGCAAAAACGGCGGAACATAATCAGCAGCCGCATCCTTCGGCATCTTCTCGCGCAGGCTGTCACAATCAGGCCAGATAATCACATCGCGGCCAGCCAACGGACTCCAATTCGACTTGTCAACCGCCTTACTGCCCCCTGGCCACGTCACCACCGCCAAATGAGGTAACTCGCTTGCTCCCGCATCCGCGCAGGGTTCGCCCTCTACCACCAAAACCGGTGCATCCGGCTTAGTTGCTAAGCGATCCAAACCGTACAAACAGCGCGGATCAGCAAATGCCATCCAACGCCATTCCTCAGCTCCGGTTTGCTCGTTTCTGCACCACGAAAGCGGCAAAACCTCCTTGCCGCCCTCAGAATTCAAAAACCGATAAATATACCCGAGCGATGAGCCGTCAAAGTCCCGATAGCACCAAACCCGCTCAGGGAAGCCGCGCACCAAGTGCGCCTTATGCGCCGCCGGTTCGGGTTGAGGCGGCTTAATAGCCGCCCACGTAGACCGAGGCGCTTTAGCCCTTGGTTTGGCTGGAGCCGGTACGGATGCCGGCGCATTAACCCCTAGCAAATCAGCCAAATCCTTAGCCGCTGCCCCTTGATCGTCATTGTGGAACAAATAAGCAAACAATGAGATCGGATCACTACCGCCGTCACCCGACGCAAAATCCTTCCATACTCCTCTCCTTACGTTGACCGAAAAAGAGCCTGTATGCTTATCGTAGCGATTAGGATTTTTAGCGGAATATTCAAAGCCGTGCTTAGTGCCGTCCGGCAACCACTGCTTCAACAGCGATTCAAAATTAGATAACGCGACCGAATTAATCGCGTCGAAATTGATTTTTTTAGAGGTCATATTTGCGAACGCTTTGTCCTGTTAGCCACATCACCAATCCCCAAACCTTGCATCAAACGCCGCATTAATCTCATGCTCAACCCAGCCCAGAGTTCCATCGACAACCGCCATCAGCGCATTAGCGACAACAAACGCCAGCAAAACCAGCAGGCCGACCAACAACCAGAACAACGCACAAAACTTAAGCTTCATCGGTCCGCCGCAACCTCGACACAGATGAACCGCTTCGGGCGCCTTTAATGCGCAACGCTGAACTGTCAATCTGGGCTGAATTAAAAATCAAAATAACCACAATCGACTTAATCGACAGCCGCACCATACCCCGCGCAACCATCGTTAAAGTCGCCGTGCAACGGGTATTGATCGACCGATTGCGCACCCCAAGCTTTTCATAAAAATTGGCTGAATGCGTCGCTACTGTTTTGATGCTAATCGCTAACACCCGAGCAATATCCTTATCCGACAAACCCTCAGCCATAAGCCGTGCAATCTCGGCCTCTCGCGCCGTAAACGACCCCGCATCTAACAACTCCGCTTTTAACTCATCCATCGGACGCCCCAGTTTTTATACAAACACAGCGCGAGCGCGAACCAGCCAGCTTTCCGCTGCCGCTTCAAACGCCGCCCAAATAAACAACGCCTCATCCACCGACCAGCCGTCGTAATAATATTCCGCCCATTCATCCGCCCCGGCATCGGCAACCAAATCACCCGCGTACCCGCAGCCAGCCGCCTTGGTGCGCAGCTCATCCAGCCAGCTTGTTAAACATTCGGCGCTTTTAGTCATAAATCACCAGAGCAGCTACACTTAAGAGTTATTTTTTTATCTTTAACGAGGTTTCGCATGTACAAATACCGCCTTTACTATCTCGCCGACGGCGATGACCTAGACCCAAAATTCTATGAAACAGAATTGCCAGTCACAGCAGGGGATGTTATCCGTCTTCCAGAGACGGGATTTTTTCATCAGGCCATCCGTCTCCTGCCACGAAAGACAAATACGAGGATAAACGTTTCGAAATCTGCTCAATCTGAGGAGGAGGCAAGGCTTTTAGCAATTCAGTATGAACACTGGACACCAGCGCCGTCGCGGTGCGATTAACATCGCCGATTTCATATTCGGTATAAGGCCACATCAGCTTTTGCAGCGTCATAACCCCGGTATTTTCGGCACCGAACGCCATGATAAAAATAGCAGCCGTCACGCGGTCTTTAAGTTCTGGCTCTTTCATAATCGTCATAGGTAAACCTACTTAGGTAATCAGCCCGATTACTCAATCGGGCTGGGGTTATTAAAATTAACTGCAACTCAGACGACAGCTAAAATGGCGGGGTACGCTACGCTAACCCGACCTACGGAACTAAGCCGCCTTAACATCATTATCATTAATAACTAATTCCGGCCAAACATCAGGCCGCAACTCCCACTTTTGCACATGACCATTAGAGTATTGATCTAGCTTTCTCGCCAAAGCGCCATCAAACCTGGAGCCTATAGAAATGGATTTGCGTAAATAGTTAACCGACGTTCCGCAGGCAGCTGCATAGGCTTCGCGGTCATTAACTGACAAGCTGTTTAGGTATAAGCGTAATGTTTCCATGCCTAAATATTACTAAATGGTAATTAATTAAGCAATACCATTTTGATATTTACCTTAAGGTAATTACTTGGGATACTTATAGAATGGCAAAAGAAGATTCTGAAATTGTAAAAACTAGGCGAAAGCGCCTAAAAGAATGGATTAATATCCACTACGAGGGCATACAAGCAGCATTTGTCGAAAAAACAGGGATTAATCAAGGCGAAGCATCTGGGCTACTAAAAACAAAATCATTTGGCGAGAAAAAGGCCAGGTCATTAGAGCTTTTAGCAGACATGCCTGAAAAATGGCTCGATGGCGATGAATCAAAATCTCTGCAAGATGTTAAATCTATTTATAACACATCAGGATTTAGCGTCCCTGGCGTGAAAGTTATTAAAACTCGGTGCATTGATTGGTCTGATTATTGCCAAAGCCCCGGCTCCATAACAAAAATAAAGGAGCTGGATCTTATGACAATTAAAAAAGACACCATTATCTTCGGAGAGTTATTTGCTATTGATATTGATAGCAATTTATTCAAGGACTTTCCCGCAGGAACACGACTATTGTTTGACACTAAGAAACTGCCAGAAAAAACCAAAGTCGTATTAATCTCAATTGGCGGCGAAAAACCGACGTTAGTACGCTGGTGCCCAGGATTTGGAAAGCTAAACGTCCAACCACTAGAAACCGGACAACCCGAAACAGTGACCTTAGAGGAGGAAAATATAACTGTGCATGGCGTCGCAATTGCCATAGGCACGAAAACAACCATGATTTAAGCCCATTAATACAAAACTAACAACATCGTCAAAGATACTTTCTTTGGCGAATTAGCTACGGCGTAAGCAATTACTTACCAAAAGAAGAAACCAACAATGAAATTTTTAATACCTGCATTTTTAGCACTATCTTTGACCGGATGCGCCAGCATGTCTCAAGGCGCATACCAAAATATTACAGTGCTAACGGCTAATGATAAAAACTCAGATAAGACACGATGCAACATAAAAAATGAAGAAGGCGCATGGACTACTACTCCAAATTCGCTGACCAGTATCCATAGGGATGGGAATGAAATGCAAGTGGCCTGCGATAATAACCTGCAAGCAGGAATAGAACGCTTATCGCCAAGCTTTGAAACTGGGTACTTTTTAATAGATTTAATACTGGTAGATGCTTGCATTATCTCGTGCGTTATTGACGGTGCAAATAACGCACTTTACAGCTACCCTGAATCAACAACAGTAACGATGAAAGATAAATAACAAATACAACTAACCAGAGCATCACCATGGCCTTAGTAAAATGCAAAGAATGCGCTCATGAAATAAGCAGCAAAGCAACAGCGTGCCCCAACTGTGGATTTAAAATAAAAAGTAAATCGGGATGCCTGAGCTTTTTCATTGTTATATTTTTTACGATAATTATTGTTTTATATTTAAGCGGAAAATCAAAGTCAAATAACAACACCAGCCAGGAAATCAACAACTATAGCCAACCAAAATATACAGACCAAAAGCAGCAGCAAACACTCAAAAAGCTAATTTTAGACTACACAAAGGCTGGCATTTTATACAAAGTTGAAAGCCCATCAGGAACACCCAGAGCATATATAGGTAATAAATTTAGCCTTTTAAATATTGATGAGAAAAATATCGTTATGGGAGTGATTTATAACTACTACAAAAATACAGATGATACCGTCAGTGTAGTTTCTATTTATGATGGATCTACCGGTAAGCATATAGGTAAATTTAGCGAATTCGGATTAGATATTAATTAAACATAAATAACGCCAAATGAGAAAGCGCCCACCCTTTAAGATTTTAGATCAACACCACTAAAAGTTAGCTATTTCTAACTTAACCCACCAAAAACCCGCCTTGAGCGGGTTTTTTATTACTCAAAAAATACCCAATTAAAAAATAATTACTATTTGGTATTTACTTTAAAAATACCTTTTGGTAATATTTTCCACAACAAAGCCAAGTAGGTCGGGTTAGCACAGCGTAACCCGACATTTACAAACAACAAAAACATAGAGTAACCAACATGAACATATATTATTTAATGCTACAAGGCGGCCAAGAATCATCCCTCAGCATTGAGGCGTGGGATATGGGGCACGCCATTCGCATAGCAAAAGAAAAAATCAATGAAGGCTGGGATGTTTGCAAAATCCGTTGCCAGGATGGCTATGAGTCACTCGCAAACACCTTCATGTAAAAAACGAATACCAGGAGCGTAACCATGGCTAAAAAAACACTTGATTGGCTGGCACTGCAAATCATAGCCGTATTTGCAGAGCGCGGTCTTGATGCGGCCTATATCGAAGATACCCAAAAGACCCTAACAGGACGAGACCGCTTATCCGTGCTGCTCTGGTGCAACAACCTGGACAGCGACAACAAAGCCGCGTTGGCAAACCGGCTAAACATCAACGAAACCGACTTAGCGACAACAGTAAGAACCCTGCAACAAATATAAGGATTCGAAAACCGATTTACTCAGCGCCTCCTGATCTCGCCCGGCTTGTATCGCGGGTATTTTTTTCAAACCCATTGCAAACAGTGGCTTTGAAAAAAACAACGAGAAGCCCGACTTATCTCAAGCTGGGCAACTACGCGGAAACGCCAAACCGACCGCACGGATGCGGTTAACAAACTTAGTAGAAGAGGCTCGTCATGCAATCACAAAGACATCAAAACCGCGTCAACAAGCTCCGCCTGCAATCCTACCGGAGCAAGCTTACCCCAATACAGCGCCGCCGTGCGGACATGGCTGAAAAAGTGCAGCGTTATGCGCAATCAGCCGATCTAAGTATGGCTCAGGCAAGGGAGGCAGTTAGATTAGCTTGCTGTCTTCTGGCACTTGGCTTTGCCGATGACGCCGCCTTCAAGCACGCCGCACTGGCCATCGACATTATGGTCCGCGTAAACAACGCCAGTCACTTACCGCAACACAGATTTAACACCCTGCATTAGAGGCAGCCATGACCATATTTTATGTTGGAAGCAAAAAACTATGACTATTAAAGAAATGATTGCCGAAATAATTAAAAAAGAAGGCGGCTACGTAAATCACCACGCCGATAAAGGCGGTCCGACAAACTGCGGCATCACCAGCCTGAGCTATGCCGAATATTTTAAGCGACAATCTGAAAATATCACTAAGGCCGAAATAAGGGGAGTAACCAAAGAACTCGCCGAAAAAATCTATTACACCCTGTATTACGTAAGACCCAACATTATCAGCCTGCCGCCGCTAATACAGCCCATCGTGCTTGATATGGCCGTAAATCATGGCCGACGTGGTGCTGTAAAAATCTTGCAAACGGCCTTAGTCGGCAGCGGCTATAGCAACACAAAACCGGACGGCCTGATAGGCCAACAAACGATAACAACATCGGAGCGGGTCGTTGCCGAGCTTGGCAGTCATTTTATAAATATCATCATCGATTGCCGTCTCAATTACTACCAAGAAATTATCAATACCGACCCGTCCCAAGCAGTCTTCATGAGAGGTTGGTTTGCTCGCGCTGAATCATTTAGGCAGCAGGCTGCATAATGAATACCGAAGCAGCCTCCGTAATTAAAAAGTTTTTTCATTGCGCATCCTGTCGGCGCGATAAGCCGATAGATCAGGTCGGTAAGATCGTCAAAGGCAGTCACTCGAAGCGCTGTATAACATGCTGCACCAATGCCGATGCTGCGAGGGCGCGGTTGATTAAAGGAATTTAAAAATGAACCCAAGCCTACTGACTCAAGATGACCTAAAAGCCGCGACAGGGTGCGCCCGAACAAGCGATCTTGAGGCCAACTTGCGAAAAAACGGCATCCGATTTTTATATGGCAAAAAGGGCATTTACACGACCCTGTCTGCACTCAATGCCGCGATGGGACTAGAATCTTATCAGCCAACCAAGCCCGACGAAGAAATAAAAATTCTATGAAGAAGCCAGGCCGCAAGCGGTCCAGCACAAATATGCCATCGCATATCAACATCGATAAACTGCCGGATCGTGTTTGGTTTAATGCATCAGGCGCCGGCAAATGGATGTTCAGTTATTACGATGGATTTGGGTCCCGCAAAAATAAACGCATTTGCGGGCCAAAAGCCACGCTGGCGGAAATTTGGCAGGCGGCCGAAGCCCAGCAAGTCAAGACTCTCGATACTTTTGCGTCGCTCGCATTAGAGTTCGAGCGAACTCGAATCTGGCACAAACTCAGCGCATCAACCAAAAAAGATTATACCAATTGCCGCCAAATGATCATCACACGCGATGCCAGTACCGGCAAGCTGGGTGATGTCCCACTGTCCAAATGGACGGTGGGGCTAATCAGGCGATACCGCGATAAACGCGCGGAAGACTCCGAAAGCCGGGCCAACAAAGAATTGGCCTACATCAAGCGCCTATTTGCCTGGGCCTATGAATATGAAAAAGTACCAATGAATCCCGCGACCGGGATTAAAAAGATCAGTATAGCCCCGAGACAGCACTATGCTGAAGACAAGGATTATTTGTACATGCTCAATATTGCGAAACAAAGTGGATACTGGTATGTGCCGCATGCCATGGAGCTGGCGTACCTGTGTCGATTAAGAATGTGCGAGGTACTGGAGCTAACCGATGCCAACGAGCGGGATAATGGATTACTGGTCTATCGTCACAAGGGCAGTAAGGCGAACATCACCGAATGGCAACCCAGGCTTAGAGCGGTTTGGGAGGAGCTAAAAAAAACGCGGGATGCGATATTGTCTGCAAGAAAGCAGCCACATCCCATCAAATCTGACCGGCGCTTCTTGTTTATCAGCGAGCGGACAGGCGACCCTATAACCGATAGCGGCATGCAAACCGCCATCCAGCGGATTAAGGCCGTTGCAAAAGAGCAGGCCGAGAAGGATGGCGTTGAGTTTACGACGTTTACTTTTCACGATCAGAAGCGCAAAGGTATAAGCGATACGCCATTAGCTGAGAGACAAGCATCGGCAGGGCATCGATCTGAGGGGATGATGAGGGTGTACGACGTGCTGCCGGATCTGGTCAAGCCGACTAAGGAATAAATAGTTATACATTAGGATATTACGATGAACGAAGCGATTAAATGCTGCCCATTCTGCGGAAGCCAAGAAGTGCATGTTTGCAGAACCAATTCTGACGCATGTTGGATTAAATGTGCATCATGTGATGCTGAAACGGACAGTGACCCTGATAGAAATGGAGCTATAGAAAAATGGAATCGCCGTGATTATAAAAACGTTTTTGCGACTATCGTAAACGATGACGACAGAGCGGTAAACGCAATAATAACGGGACGCGGCGACGCGTCCGTAATTTTAACGAAAGATTGAATCCGCGTTCCCGTTGATTTACGGGTTATGCGTTTTATAAGCGGAATAATATATGAAACTTACTGATTTAAAGAAAGCTGTAGATGAAGCTATTGAGTACGCAATCGAATGTAACGAATCACCGGAGACAATCGAGGTATCGTTGCAAATAGAAGGCCCGGAAACCCAAACGGTGTGGTCAAGCGATGAGGTTGGAATATATTACGACAACAATCTTTGCGCAGCAGGATGCGTTTTAAAGGGCTGGATTAGCGGCAGTGAGCTTAATCGCAGAGCAGGCACATAACGCCCTGGTAACCAGTCCGCCGGAAACCGAACCTAAACGAAGTGAGGATTTATGATCAACACCGAAACTATACAACCGCCACAGGTCGGCGGGTCTGAGTTGAATGTACAGTTATGCGATGATGGTTGCGAAATGAGAGTAGAGCTAGGGCGCGGTGTAAATCCAACCCCCTCATGTAGGGGAAACGGTCATTATCAATGCGCAGATTGCGCGCTACTTGATA